GGGTAAGATCCACTTGGGCTTAGAGAGGCGCTCAGAGGCTCGCGTGGGCCTTGGGGTGGTGGTAGGATTCCTTGTGTCTTTAGTTGGGTGATTGGCAGGCGGGTGAATAGGAAATGAGTCTCGACGTTGTGTTGGTTTTTGCCGGTAATGCGAGAGAAGTAGACCTCTATCGAAGGAAGAAAGGCTTGGCGCCATCCAAGGTGGTATGGATTAACGATCCTCGACAGTTGCAAGGCTTCCGCCTTTCTCCTGAGGATGGGACAATGCCTTGGGTGGGAACGTTTTGGGATCGCAAAGATGCCGAAATGTTGGAGATGTTGGCTATCGATCGTGGGATTACGCTGGAGTGGGAGGATCTTTAGGATCAAGATTTTTTAGGTATACCCCCAACTCAACCGATCCAGAGACAGGAGCAGCGTGCCAGCGGATAAGCACCAAATCATTGTGAATTGCGATCTCACAGACGAACAGATCGAAAACGCAAGGCGAACGGTAGCCAGAGGAGCCAGGGATTCCGAAGACCTGGCTCTTTTGCTTGATATGCTGGGCCTATTGCCTAAACGAGAGGATGATACGAATGATGTTAGGGAAAAGAAAGAGTTGAGAAGGCAGGAACTGGCTAGGTTAAGAGAAGCTGCAAGGAAAAAGATGATAGATCAGCAGCTTTCCTGGCTCGCCAGGAACGACTACTAGTGTGCTAGACTCGCGGCATGTATACCTGTCGTTATGACCTTCGGGCAGGCGGGCGCGGGTGTCAGAATGAAAGGTGTTTGGATTTCGAGTTTTGCCAGCTTCATTTAGACACTCCTCGTGGTCGTCAGCACATAATGGATATCGTTCAGCGTGGGAGGATCACAGTCCCCTCACAAATTGAGCAATTGGTAGAAGAAGCTAAGAAGATTCCAGAACAGGATTACCATACCAGTGCACTAGAACAGATGGCCGTAACCCTTGAGACCATTCAAGCATGGGTTGACGAGTCCAGAACGCATCTCGATACGCTATCTCCCTCCGAATGGAGATATAAGGACCGAGCTGGGCAAGAGCAGGTCCATACTTACGTTGTGTTGTTCGAAAGAGCACTCGATAGGGTCTCTCGACACCTTGGTGCAATGAGTAAGGTGTCTTTGCACGATAAGATCGTCTCCCTGGGTAAAGCTCAGGTCGATATGATGATCCGAATGATTATGAACGTCATGCAAGAGCTGAGATTGTCCGAGGATACCGCAGCTCGGGCGAATGCTCTACTCCTGGACCTCTTAGAGCGAGAGGCCAATCTTTCTCCGCGCGTAGATCACTATGCCCATAAGCAATTGGCCCCCTCAGGGGGCGGACAAATCATTGACGAGTCAGTAACGGCCCATTATGCCTCGACAAACCAGATTTGACGCCCTCGCGTATGCAAGAGAGCAATTACGCGCTAGAATCCTGCCCACAGACCCCGTAAAGTGGGTAAAAGACAAAACTGGCGTCGATTTATGGTCAAAACAGCGCGAAATCTGCCGTAGCGTCCAAAAACATAAGCTTACGGCTGTAAAATCCGGTCACGGCGTTGGAAAGAGCTTTACCACGTCAAATTTGGCCGCATGGTGGATTGATACCCATCCCGTTGACGATACAATGGTTATTTCCACCGCTCCGTCCTCTCGACAGGTCGGCGCGATCATGTGGGAAGAAATTCGCAAGATTCATCGAAAGGCGCAGCTTGCCGGTGAAGTTCAGAGGTCAAATCGCTGGATTATCGATAATACCGAGGTCGGATTCGGGCGAAAGCCCCAGGATTACGATAAGCATGCCTTTCAGGGCCTTCACCGCGACAATCTTCTCATCATCATCGATGAAGCTTGTGGCGTCGACGAATGGCTATGGATTGCGGCTTTATCAATGGTCACCGGTGAAAACAACCGAATCATTGCCATCGGAAACCCTGACGACCCTAATAGTCATTTCGCCAAGGTATGTAAGCCTACTTCGGGTTGGAACGTCATTCAGATTTCCGTATTTGACTCTCCGAACTTCACGGGCGAAGAGGTTACGGAAGACGCCAAGCGGAAGCTAACAGGCCATGACTGGATTGAATTCATGGAAAAGGAGGTTGGGCGGGACACTCCCACCTGGACTTCCAAAGTGCTCGGCGAATTCCCCGAAACAGACGAAATGTCCACCATTCCTTTGGGATGGGTGCATCGAGCGCAGGAACGCTATCAGGAATGGGAAGACGCTGGATCTCCTAAGGTTGGCCGCTATATCCTGGGAGTAGATGTTGCGCGATTCGGAGGAGACAAAACCGCTTTTGCCCATCGTTGGGGAGACGTTGTCGCTTCCGTTGAGGTATTACCTGGAGGCGATACAGAGCGAACTGCCGACCGAGTCATTGAGAATAGGTACGCGACGGCGGTTGTCGATACCAACGGAGTGGGCGCAGGTGTCTACGATAAGATTAGAGACCGCGGAATGTCCGCACTGCCATTCAACGCGGGGAACCGAACCACTCTACGTGATAGCTCTGGGCAAATCGAATTTTATAATCTTCGCGCTGCGGCTTATTGGCGCCTGCGTGATGCTCTTGACCCGGGGAAGAATCCAACCCTTTGCCTCCCACCTGACGAACTTTTAGCGGCGGACCTCTCAGTCGCCCGTTGGAAGTCTATGGCGGGCGGCAAGATTGTCATTGAAAGCAAGGAAGAGATTAAGAAACGCCTTGGTCGTTCTCCCGACCGTGGCGACTCGGTAATCCTTGCTAGTTGGCTGGGTGGCGACAGGGATCTCGGGGTTGAGGAGTCTACATTCGACTGGGTGGACAAAACTGATCCCATGGCGGATGATGACGATGACGAAATGGGCGGCATCGATTGGGTTAGCCCACCCGATGAGCCTAGTTTAGATTATGAGACTGAACCACTATTTAGGCAGGACACATCATTAGGGGGATTGTTTAGGTGACATTCCCGAATTCTTACGTAGAAAAGGAACTTAACGAAGATCCTCCGCCATATGGCGAGCTGGGATCCTCTTTTGCGTGGAATGACACTTTCGGCGGGTACGATCACGGGAAAGTCTTTGAGGTTCCCGATGGTACGATCTCTGAATATCAGGAAATGCTCGGCACAGATGGAAAAGCTGCAAACCTTGAGCTATTACTCACTTATCCCATTATCTCGGCTCCGTGGCAAATTGAGGCAGCTCTTAACCCCGATGGCTCTACGGCGACAGGCGGAAAGGCAGATGAAATCCGCCAATTCGTCTTGGATGCGCTAACGGATCTTCCGCATCAGGGTGGGCCTCGAACGACCGTAGAGCAGCTTATCTCTCAAATGACGATGGGCTTTACTTATAAGAAAGCCATCTTCGAGAAGGTTTTTAAGGAGAAGAAAGGCCAAGTAGTCTACGATAAGCTTGCTTGGCGTCCCTTAGAAACTTGTGAGCTTTCCTATGATGCGAAGAACTCCGACCTTCGAGGATATTGGCAGACTCCCGTACGGTTTGAGCCTACTCCTAGACTGTACCCTCAAGGAAATCGTATTTGGGTGCCCATGGAGCGAGCATTCATCTATATCCATGGCACGTGGAGAGATCCTATCCATGGGATTAGCTCAATGCGGGTTCCTTACTGGTGCTATATTACCAAGCGGAAATTGCGTTGGCTATGGTACCAGTTCCTCGACCAGACGTATTTGCCTAAAACCATTGTCAGGAACCCCGATGACCGGCAGGCAGTGGCTGATGCTAAAAAGGTTGCCACGCTTCGAAGTAAGGGAGTCGTGGGACTTAGGCAAGACACCACGGTAGAGCCATTTGAATCCGGTGGTCACGGCGCAAGTGGATATATGGACGCTATCCACTTCCTGAATACTGAGATGTCAGATGCCGTCCTGGCCGGGTTTAGTGACCTGACGGCGCATGCCTCCGCTGGTAAGGGATCCTATGCGCTTGCTGAAAGCGCTCAAAAGATGTTCCTTCGCGCCCGTCGAATGGTCGCAAGGGATATGGCTCGGCAAATCACCAATGGCGTAGTTGCCGATTTGGTGCGCTATAACTATGGCTCAAAGGTTCCCTGCCCCAATTTCACGTTTGGACCGCTCTCTGAGCAGAATGAGCTGTCTGTCCTTGACGTATTCAAGTCTGTAGCGTCAACTGGTGCCAACGTAGACCCTGAATTCTATGACCAGTTGCAGAGTCGAGTTGCCTCTCTATTGGAACTAGATGAGGGTAAAGTCAGGGCAAGCATGAATGAGGGCAGCGATTCGCCCGGAAGCCTACAGGAATTGGGTCAAAAGGTTGGTATTGCAACTCAAATGGTCGCTGGAGCGCAAGCGGCTGGGCAAATCCCTCCGTCGCCTGTGGGCCCACCTCCAGGTGGCGCTACTCAACCTACTCCTGCGGGTGCTCAAAGCATTGTGAATAGTCCTGCTGCGGCGAAAAAGCGCACTCGGCCAAAGGGAAACGCCAAACAGACTCCCGCTAAGCCAAAATAAGACCTAAAAAGGCTAAAAAAGGCTAAAACCATGTTTTTCGAGATGGAAATCGTTCAGGGTAATGACTATGAGGTCATTTTCATGGCAACGGACCCGGAAACTGATGTTCCTCTCGATATTCGCACTGGTTTTACCTTCACAGGTACCATTGCCAAGACGACAAATAATGGAGAAACGCCTCTCTACACTTGGCCTGTGAGTAATACCGGTCTCGTGCCGCAAAATGGCTCTCTCGTAGTGCGAATTCCTGGGGATATCAGCATGGATTGGGAGTTTGAGAGGGTATTTTACGGTATTAGAGTCCTAAAGACCGATGATGGTAGTGAGATCATGGGTATTCGTGGCCCATTAACGGTCATCCCGACGGTGTAGCTTGACAAAAGAAGAGGAAATTCCATGCCAGATGTCGAGGAAAGCTATGATGTCCGACCTGATCGGATTTGCATTGGCTGTGGACAGACAGATAAGGCTCCCAGGGACCAAGTAGCCCTTGCGGATGGCAATGTGGCCTATTACCACTTTGATTGCCATGCCATGATGGGCTGTGAGACCTGTAAGGCAGTTCTCGATGCCGTTGCGCAGGGCCATGGTCCCGACGGTAAAAAGGATGAGATTCTGTGGCAGAGTCTCGTTGCCGAGGCAGAGAAGCCGGTTGAGGAACAAGCCGAAATCTTTACGACTCCCGATGCGTCGGGCGATTTCCGGAAGAATGCAACCGAAGAGGAACTGAGGGGAGCTGGACTCTGATGGCCGTTCTCGATACTGCTGAGGCTAACAGGTATCTTGAAGCACTGGTAGCCAAGACGGCTTATCCTACGCTGGCTCCTCCCATTAAACTCGACCTGTGTACGGCAGTGGGAAGCGACGCAGCGGCGGGTACCAAGGTTTCCGGTGGTGGTTATGCCGTTCAAACCATTGCCGCAGCGTCATGGAACACTGCTGCATCCCGTCAGATAACCAATAACGCCGTGGTTTCCTATACCAATATGCCAGTGGCGACGGTGACGAGTGTAGACGCAACGGATAACACTCCCACTCGCAAATTCTATGGGAACTTGGCTGCCTCTCGAACGACCGCCTCTGGAGACACTCTTTCCTTTGCAGCTTCGGCGATTGTCCTCGGTATGGGCTAATTAGTTCAATAGCTCTTTGAGGAGTTGAATCGTGGCACTCTCACTAACACCGTTTGAATCGGTGTGGAATACCACAACAACTCCCAAGACTGTCTCCGTCACAGGGTGTGTCATTGGAGACTATCTCGTCATGCTTGCCGTGGGCGATATGTCTTCGGGCAACGCGGTTAGTGCATGTACTACCACTACCACCGTAGGCAGCACTGGCGCTTGGACAGAACCGGTAGAACTCCTCACTCAGCCAACCACCAGTGAGGATTGGCTTTCCACCGCAGTTGCTCAGGTTACAGCGGCGGGTAGTGTTACCGTTTCCGTCGATCGTACCAAGGCGGGATCTCAGGGTGGAATGTGGGGCTGCTACGTCCTTAAGGCTAGTGGTTCAGCTGGAATTGGTAACGTAGCATCGATAGCGAGTCCAGGTTCAGCTCAGGTAGTCAGTCTTGTCGTTTCCCAAGCTAACTCTGGTGTTGCATTTCTTATGGGAGATTGGGACGCGGGAGCGGTAGGCACCGCATGGGTTCCCGCTACCGCTGCCGTATTAGTTGAGCGTAGTCAACAAACTGACTTGACGGTTTATGCCGCTTATTGGCCGAGTGAAGCTGCTGGAACTCGTAACTATGGAAGTTCTGGTGGGCCTGCAACCGCTCACTATCGCAGTGTAGCTTTAGAAATTAAAGAGGCTGCTGCTGTTGCCGCTGCTCCATATGTTCCACGTAGGCTTGGACCGAATTATAGGAGGTAGCGGTGAGCGTTCTTTCTCCGTCGAATCCATATACAGTTTCGACGGTGATTACCAACCCCGGTGCAGTAACTAATCTTGTTGTGCATGCGGCGGCGACTAAGCCTCTTGCTATTGTTCGAGCAAAGATTACTTTGGCTCAGGCGACTATTCCGACTGCGGCCAACGCTAGGGTGAGATTGGGTCTCAAAACTGCTGCTGGTACTTATTCTTCTATTACTTCAACAACGTTTGTCAAAAGTAATCCATCCGATCCTACTGCTGGATTCACTGCGGGATTCACCGCATCTGCGGAAGGGACAGACAGTAACTTCTTTGAAGAGGGTTGGGGATCAGCTACAGGGTGGATTTACGATTGGAACCCAACTCCTGAAGAGTATGTCTTAGTTCCCGCCGGTGTGGCAAATGGGTTCTTTATTAAGCATAACGTAGCTCCTCCCGCTGGGAACTATGCTTTTACCCTCGTTGTGCATGAAATTGGCTGATTATGCCTCGGGCATCGGTATTCCGTCACGAAACCAGGACTCACTATAGACTAAAAGTTCCTGGTATTGCGGTCGAATCACCACCAGGTACTCAACAAGCTTCCGTTTCTTTAACGATTTCTCCAACTTTAAGCGTTACCACTCCGATTATTGAGACATTTGCTTCAGTCTCTTTAACCATTGCTCCTACTGCGACATTTAGTGGTACTGTTCCTACTGGTGCTACCGCATTTGTTCAACAGAATACCAGTGGTGATACATCTGGTACATCTCACGTTGTCACCCTGGACGCCCCTGCGACCGTTGGAAATGGTCTTGTAATAGCAGTGGGTACTGCTTTGGGAGCTACGGGCAATGTTACGGGAGTTACCGATGATGCTGTAGGAGGTTCAAATACTTGGACTGAACGCTCGGACACCGGTGGAACGTCCCTAACTTATTCGCATTTGGCAATCTATACGGCTGTTGTTAGTCGGGCTTGCTCAACGATTACCGTCGTAACCTCTGCGGCTCCTTCCGCTACGCAATTGCTAGTAATAGAAGTGTCCAATATTAATAGTGCTAATCTGTTCGATCAAGTGCAAGCTGCTACTGATGCGTCTAACGTAACCACTCGTTCGACACCGAGTTTGACTCCAACAAACTCGGGTGCATTTGTAGTCGGTTTCTTAATGATTGGAGCTGCGTCTCCTGCGTTGTCAGGTGCTACCTATACTTTAGCGGAAATTCCTCCCGCAGAGGTGAGTGCGAACCTACGTGGTGCTTATCGGGTTCCTGGTTCGATTACTGCTGAATCTGTTACTTGGACATCGACATCTGCTCGTGGTACTGCTGCCACACTTATTCTCAATCCAGGAGCTGTTGGACCTCCTACTCAACAAGCTTCGGTAACTCTGACAGCAAGTCCCACTCTTACCATTACGCCATTTCTTGTGGAGTTCGCTGGGCTTACTCTGACAGCAACTCCTACTCTGACTGTTGACGCTACTCGAATCACACCTGCTACAGTCACCCTTACTGCTACTCCAACATTGGCGGTCAATGCCTATCTTACCGAAGTTGCATCCGTTAGCCTCATCGCATCCCCCACTATCACCCTTAATGGGATTAGAACCACTCCCGCCAGTGTTTCTCTTAGCGCAACCCCAACTCTTTCGGTGGCCGCCCCGGGGGTCACAACCTTTGCCTCCATTACGCTTTCCGCGAGTCCTACGCTATCGATCGACGGTTTGCGTACAGCTGTTGGAACAGTATCTCTAACCGCTACATCAACTCTAACGGTCTCCTCGCCTCAGTTGGTAGAGGTAGCCAGTGTCTCGCTGATTGCTACTCCTACTCTGACAGCGAATGCGCAAATCACTGGAGGTACGCAACAGGCTTCTCTATCGCTCTCTATTTCTCCGACATTATCGGTCAGTGGAGTCAGGATTGTATCTGCCTCCGTATCGCTTATAGCGACCGCTACGCTTACTATTCCTGGTCAACTTACTGCCCTCGCGACTGTCTCTTTGACGGTCTCCCCGACACTTGCTATAGATGCAACGAGAATTGTTCCGGCGTCTGTATCGTTGACCGCATCCCCGACCTTGGCGGTCAACGCATTCCAGGGCCAATTCCTTACCACGACGCTGACGATTTCCCCGACGTTGTCCGTCACCATCTCCCGTGTTACTCAGGCTTCTCTCAGCTTGACCATCACGCCTACAGGCTCCTTCCTCCTGGGTGGGCTTGCGGCGGCTGCCACGCTGACCATCTCCCCCACCCTTTCAATAAACGCGCTCAGGACTGCCGTTTCCAGCGTCAGTCTGATAGCCTCCCCGACTTTCACGGTAGACGCAATTCGCATAACTCCTGCGTCTATCAACTTGTCCATTACTCCCACGCTATCCGTTACAGCTTTCCGTACTCAAGCTGCGACTGTTACTCTTTCCATCGTTCCAACCTTCTCGGCAACGGTTGCCTCGGCGCAAGCGTCGGTCTCCCTGACGATCATTCCAACTGTATCGATAACACCTCTATATACTGCGCGTCCTACGGTGCAGCTCACCGCTGTGCCTACCTTGATCGTTTCGGCGGGAGGGGCATCCCCTGCGAACCTTGCCCTTACCGTTGCGCCAACTCTCTCCGTGGGACTCTTCGTACTGGTCCCATCATCCGTATCACTCTTTGTTAGTCCTATTCTTACTGTCAACGCTGTCAGAGCTGTTGTTGGTTCTATCGTACTCTCTGCTACTCCTACTCTTACAGTTAATTTTGTCAGGGTAACGTTTGGGTCTATCCAACTCGTTATCGTTCCTACTATCTCTCTTGTCGTTCTGAGGATAACGACGGGATCTGTATTCCTGCTGATTGGTCCAACGCTCTCCGTCCATGGAGCTATCGAGGGCGCAGGTCCGGGGTGGCCCATCGTTTTCACCGTGGGAGTTGTAAACGATGGTGATGGCGATGTACCATCCAGTCAAACATTGCTCTCGCCATCCTTCGCCCTACAAAGTGTAACAACCGAAACTGGTGGTACAGCAACGGTCACTAAGCCATATATCGCTTTTAAGGAGCAATAGTAAAATGGTCAAGACTCCGCCTTATGAAAGAGCCAAAGCCAGAAGGAGATTGGCTAAGAAAGGGCATGCTCTACCGGACGGCTCTTTCCCCATTCCCAATGTCGCGTATTTGAATAAGGCTAGGCATAGGGTTGGGCAAGCTAAGAATCCGGCTGCGGCTAGGGCCCACATTAAGAAACGCGCTAGGGAATTAGGTGTTAGTGGTGTCCTTGAAGGAGGAAAGAAAAAGAAGAAGAAGAAGCGGCCTGTTAAAGCGACTGAGTCTGAGCCTAGGGCTATTCTACTGGTTAGTTCTTCGGTATATCCGGGTTTGGACCGATCCCCAAAAGAAAACTGGGTGGATAAAGCGGGTGGTCTACCGAGTTATATAGAACGTATTGCCAAGCACCTGCATTACGAGAAAGGAATGACTATCTCTCGCGCCATCGCCACGGCAGTTAATGTCGTGAAGAAGATGTGCGCTAGTGGGGATCTTAATTTCCCAGGCAAGCAACGGGCAAATGCAGGTTCTCAAGCTGAGGCTTGTGCCGCAGTGGCAAGTTGGGAGAGAAAGAAGGCTGGCATTCGAGCCACGGCTACTAGTGTCCGTGGTAGGAAGCTAACCGACCTGGAATTCTCTGAAATACTCGAAAAGCAAATCCTATTGGCTGGGCGAGGGGTAGGAGCGAGCGGATCTAATCGTCCTTTTGACGAGTCCAAGTATCTTAGAGGCGTAGGTGGAAAGTTTGCCTCTAAATTCTCCCCCGAGGAGATGATTGCCGGACATCGTATTGTAGAAGCCGGTATCATTAACCTTCAAGTGGGCCAAACCTATAAATTGCCCACTGGCGCGGGATGGGTTCAGAGATCCGCTGGGGGATATTTGGTCCAAGGGCCAGCAGGCATTAGAGTGGCGTTTAGAACCGCTTCCGAAGCTGTGCAAGCTGCTGCTAACATTATGATTGGTCAGTTAAGACGGGTAGGTGAGCCGAAAAAGTGACTACTTCTACGGCAGTATCGCCTTTTGTAGTCAGTGATGTTGAGGTAGTAGAACTCTCTGACGATAAGGGTAAGCGTAAGTTATGGAAGAAGCAGATTCTTCCAACAGGGACGAGAAAGTACAAGGGTAAAGAGCTAGACTTCTCCACGATTAACCCCGCTGTTCTCAAGGCATTCAATGACAAGGCATTCGACGCCGTTCCTTTCGTCATGTCTTTGACAAGTAATGAGCACCCTCAGATTGGGCAAGAGGGAGAGCTTATTGAAGGAGACCTCTATAAGCTCGAATTGGCAGATGATGGTAGCCTCTTTGGATACTTTGACCTTTCGCACTCTTATAAGGTCCTCAATGCTATCCGTAAGAGTAATGGCAAGTTTGGGGTTTCCGGTCGGATTGAGGTGGATTACACCGCCGAGGACTCCGGTAAGCATTTTGACTACGCACTGTCGCATGTTTGTGGTACCACTCGTCCACACCTTAAGGGAATGGCCGGGTGGGAACCTGTAGACCTCAGTGAGAAAGAGAAGGAAAAGGAAGTTATTGACTTCTCTGGTGAGGTCATTGACGAACCCACTACCAAGAAAAATGAAGATACTGGAGGAACGGGGGATGACCTCGTGGCCGTAGAGATCCCAAAGGATAAGCTCGATAAGCTATTGGCGCTCCTCGATTACGACGAGGACCCCATGGAAGAGACGGCGGACGACATCGAAGAGAAAGAGCGAGTGCAGCTTCCTCCCGCCGTTCAGGAGCAGATTGCCGCAGCGGAGAAGGCATCTAAGGATGCTTTGCAACTCGCTGAGACAATGCAGGTAGACGCTGCTAAGACTCGTTGGGAAGCGGAGAGGCAGGTTCTCCTTACTCAGGGCGTTCCTCCAGTGCTTCTCGATTTGGCGGGTAAGGTTCTCAGTCGCCACAAGCCTGTCACTCTCGAATTCTCTGAGGGTGACGTGGTAGACGCAACTTCGGTTGTTCGAGAAATTCTCGATGAGGCTAAGGGAGTTATTACACTTGGGGAAGAGCGCGGTCATGGTTTCAGTGACAGCGATCACCCAGAAAACAAGGATTATAAGGAACTCGAAGAGGCGTTCAATGCGTCTTGGGAATTCGATAGGAGGGGCTGACTAGATGCCTGGTCTTCTCCCCACCTTTGACCAAGGTCCGCTTACCTTTAGCGCGACCACGGTTGCCAACGGTGGAAATATTAAGGGTGGCACTCTCGTAGAGCCTGATGGCGCAACTGGTCGCATTAAGCCAGCTAGTGCCGGTTCAGTTCTTTGTCTTGGTGTCGCTATGGGTGACGCTTCGGCAAGTGACTACTCTAACGCAGATACCGCCGACACTTGGGGTAACACTATCGTCAATGCGACGTATCCCCCTAACGAAACTGCGGTCGCTTGTGAGGGTGTCTTTAAGCTCAAGGTGGCAGCTACTTCGGCCACCGTTCCCTTTGGCGCACTCGTCAAGTGTGCGGCGAATGGTGAGGCTACTCTCAACTCTACTGGAAGTGCTGCGACATTCGACCAGATTATTGGTCGTTGCGTAGAACCTCTCGGTATTGCACCCGGTGCCCGTGGCAAGATTAACCTGGACTGGGCGTGATCTAAATGGCTGTTCAGACTGTCACGCATAGCTATGATGGCCCCAGGTGGACCGTCAACCAGCTCATTAAGAACCCAACATTTGTTGCTAACACTATTGCTAAGAAAGTTAACGACACCAATATCGCTGACCAGCTCCTCCGTACTGGCCCCAGTGCCTCCGGTGGAGCTGTTTCCTTTGAGCAGACCATTGCTCTGTACGCAGGGTCCGAAGGCGAAATTGTTGCGGAGTACGCCGAATACCCAATGACCGATGCGCCTATGCGTACTCAGGTCACAGCGGGTACTACCAAGCGTGGTCTCGGGTTCCGATTCTCCGAGGAAATGCGTACTCGTAATGATGTCGGTCGCGTTGCCGATGTTATGAAGTTGGTGGAAGATACCCTTATTGCTGGTAAGGATAAGGCGTATATTACCGCCGTTCTCGGTAACACTTCCGTTCAGTCTTTCGCGGCCGCAAGTGCTGCAACGACTGATGGTTGGTATGCGACGGATGCCACAGCGTCAAAGATTAAGTATGACGTTGCCAGGGCGATCTTCAAGATTACGTCGCAAGGTGTCTCTGGTGCTCAGTATTCAGAAAAGCTGGGCTACAAGGCCGATACCATGATTGTCCACCCTCAGGTTTCTGCGATGTTTATCCAGAACCCCGAGGTTCAGGGAATGTTCCAGCCTGGTCCTACTCCCGCGAGCAACACCACTGATTTCCGTGGTCTGTACCCGCTGAAGTTCCTGACGCTGGATCTGTTCGAATCATGGCGTTGCCCGATTGACACCGTCATTGTCTGCCAGCGTAAGGCAATGGGATTCATCTCGACGGAATGGCCGTTGAAGGGTACTGCGCTGAAGTTCGATGATTCGACCGATTCTTATACCTCTTACTTCAAGTACCGTGATCTCGTAGTCGTTGACAACCCTCTGGCTGTCTGCAAGATTACGAACATTGACGGTACCGGAAACGTGGCGTGGTGATAACTGATGCCTGACGTTAGGTACATGGGAAAGCACCACTGGACTCAGGTCGTTCTCAAAGATGACGGCTCCTTTAAGGGATTCAATAACGTCGCTCCTGGCGAAACTGTCTCTGTGACAGATGAGCAGGCTCAGCGACTCCTGCAAGGTCCACGCGATGCACGTTTGTTTGTCGCAGCGGGTAGCTCCGAGGATCCCAACTCAAAGGACTACGTTCGTAGCAAGTGGGACGCGGATATTGATATCCCGGCCGGGGCTGGAATGTATGTGAGTCAGGATCTCGCCTCTGACTACGGCAGCACCACTCCGGATGGGCGAGCAATCTTCGTCACCGAGGATGAGAATCCGCATGACCTTCCGGTAGCACCTCCTGAGGTGGGTCCGCAGTCGGATAATGCTCGACTGTATGAGGAAGATGAGATTCAGGCCGAAGCCGATAAGGTAAGGGCGAAGGCTCGTGAAGCTCGATCCTCTGGAAAGCCCTCCCGTTCTCCTGGCGCTCCTACTGGTAGTTCTTCTGGCTCTACTTCTAGTGGTGCTGATCGGTAGAAGTAAGGACTAGTAATGGCTTACTCAAAGGTGCAAGACGTGAGGCTCATCCTGAGTGGGTTTAGCGACCCAGGTTTACAGGATGATCCTGATTACACCCCCGCAATGCTGGGTGATGCACAAATTGAGTGGGCTATTAGGGATGCAGATTCCCAAATTAATTCTGTAGTTCGTCGAATTTATGTTGTTCCTCTACCTGATCCGGTTCCTGACATCATTGTCTCTCTGTCGACCGATATGGCGGCAGTATTGAGCGACAATATGTGGAGAGGTTCACGTGAGTATGCTAATGAACTCTCTCCTGCAAGGCTTCTATGGGATCGTTGCACTAGGATTCTCAATAGCATTAGCACTGGTGCCTTTCCGCTTTATAACGTGGGGGAGGGGCCGGA